GCCATCGAATATCTGATTATGAAGGATGTGCCGCAATCTGTGTGGCGTTCGTACAACGAGGGCAACCGACTCAAGATGGTTATTTGCCGCAAAGAACAGCTTCCAGCTACTCGTGAGTGGCGCAATGCTTGGAAGATAAACGAAGATATAGCAGCTTAAAGGAGATACGCATGACAACAATTAACATCGTAGATAAGGATGAAAATTCCATTGCCGCCGCTGATGCCACCGTTCCATCTGATAGACATTTCAGGGACGCATGGTCGTTAAGTGGTTCAGTCATTACTGAAGACGTAACGGCATCTAAGGTTATATTTAAGGATAAGATTAGAGAAGTACGGAATCCACTGCTTGATGCTGAAGATGTAGTTTACATAAGAGCTTTGGAAGTTGCCGATGCAGCCGCACAGACAGCAAGTGCTGCTGTGAAAGAGGCCTTAAGAGATGCCCCTGCTGATTCAGCAATTGCTAGTGCGTCCACTATAACTAAGCTGAAAGCTGCGTGGGACACAGATGTGTTAGGCGACAGCCCATATGCCCCCTGAACAGAAGTTAGATGCTTCTGACCCACAACTCCCTACACGACGAAGAAGGAAACAAAATAATGACTACCACCTACACAAACGAAGTAAGCCGCTCGGGGCTAATGAAGTCGCCGGTTCCCATCGACGGCTCCGACGATATCATCCTGTTTATTCCCTACTCGCTGATTGCGACAGACGGTGCCGCCTCGGCACAAGATGCGCGCATCGTCGAGTACAAGGCGTCTGATCTATCGCCGCCTTTCATCCCCTATGCCGACATCACCGATGCCGTCTACGACGAATGGATTGCAGCCTTTGAAGCGCTGGATATCGTCGATGAGGCTACTGGCGAAACGGCTCTTGATGTGATGAAAACATCTCTGGCAGAACAGGTCGCAGCAATTCTTAATCCGGTGATGATCCCGGTGGAAGACCCTGAAGAGATGGCAGAAGCAGCATAGTGGATAATGAAATACTATTAAACGATATGTTAAATGTCTCCAAAGAATACATCTCTTGAACTGAATGAGAAGTCGGGTGTGCAGTTTAGTCTGTCATTCCTTATTCAAATTTTAGGAACAGTGATACTTGCTGTTTGGGGATACTCGCAACTAGATGCGAGAATAAGTCAGGTACAAAACATATCATCTACTCACGCTGAAAAGTTACGCGGTATTGAAGCAGACATAAAAGAGAATCAAGATAAGCCAATACCAAGTGATCATGTTCAGAACACTACTCTATTCGCACATGAGCGCGAACTTAGAGAATTAAAGACTCGGCTACTAACACTAGAGGCGAGAATATATAATAAAACAGTTACACCATAATTTTAACAGAATACTAAAGGAAAATAAAATGAAAAGTGAAACCATTCAGATTCTCATGACGTTTTTAAATCGTGTTGATCTTAAAGGTGCTGAAGTACAGGCATATGTAGCAGTAATGCAAGAACTGTCCGCAATGGCAGAAGAAAATAATATAATGCAGGAGCAGGTTCCAGTAGATGAGGGGTAGCCTTATCTTTGGAAAATAGTTAAAGGACTGGTTTATGAGTTTTCATAATATAATAATGGCAGCGGCGGGCGCACAGGCTTTTGTGCTTAATATTTCTGCGAATACATCACAGTATAATATTTTGACACAGGCTCAGTCAGTAGGCTATGACAACAGTGCTGGGGCCAAGATTATTGTAAATGTAGCGTCAGGTGTAACAGTAAGTGGAACAAGTACTTACGCCATGCAAACAGGGGCGCTACACGCTGATACAACCTTGACTATAAACATCACTGGTAGCGTGGATGGTTACACTGGTGCGAACGGTGGAACAGATGCAGTTGGTGCGGTTGGTGGCGATGCTATCTATTGGGAGACTGACACAGGCGGAATTGGCATCTATACTATCAACCTCACTGGCAACCTCCGTGGCGGTGGTGGAGGCGGTGGTGGTGGCGGTCATGCAGGTGTTCGCGCTACTCGACAGCATGATGGTGAGGGTATCTATTCGTGTGTGGCACCAACCTATACCGGCTCAAACGGCAGTACAGGCAGTGCAGGAGCTTTTGGTGCAGTGGGAGCCACTGGCGCAAACGGAACCTACGGAGGCGGATCAGAACATTGTATAAGTACATCAATCGGATCAGGCAAGGCGGGCGGCGCAGCAGGTTATGCTCTTCGTAAAAACGGCAGAACAATCACTCTAGATAATGACGGCGGCACCGTTGCAGGGACAGTCGGATAATGAAAATTTCTATGGTATTTTTAGGTTTAATATCTACAGTAGTTCTGTTACTGTCAGCCCCAGCCAGCGCACAAGAGGCTGTGTTGGCATTTATCTGTACAGATAGAGATCAAGCGGAAGTGCTGGCGGGTCAGATGACGGACCACGAGGTTCCCCTAGTAGACCCACGGTGGCCGTCGTGCGAGATAGTAGGCCGATCAGTGGGAAGTATGGAAGGCGCGCCGACCCCTTTTATGGGGCCACTACGAGATTACGAGGGGGATCAGTTTGCCCTGTATACAGACGGAATTGTAGTTTTTATCATGTTTTGGACTAACAATTATTCACCGACTAATGAGGCTTTAGGTTAATATGTCAATTTCACAAGAGAGTATAGAGTCGATGAAAAATATTACTGACGGCGTAGCTGTCCTTGGCACTGTCGGCGTAATAATTAAATTATTACCTGCGCTTGCAAGCCTGTTTACAATCGTCTGGCTCGGTATCCGCATTTGGGAAACCGACACACTGCACCGAATTAGAAAATCAATAATTAAAAAACTAAAACGCAACAATGGAGAAGGTGCTTAACATGGCCTCAACTTTTACAACAAACATTAGGCTAACTAAACAAGGCGATGGTGATAATCCTAACACTTGGGGACAAGTTCTCAATGATGGTGTTATCAGTCTTGTTGATGCTGCTGTTGCTGGCTATACCACGGTAAGTTTAGGTAGTGCTGCAACTGTCACACTAACAGAAAATCAAGGTAGTGGCGATCAGTCGCGATCTGCTGTTCTACAGTTTTCTGGATCAATAGGAACTGCTCATACATCTATCTTTGTTTTAATTCCTAATAATTCTAAGACCTACGTAATTAGAAATGCAGTATCAACTAATGCTTCAAGCAATGCAGTTATCATGCGTGTTGCTGGTAATGCTGGTGTAACAATTCCTAATGGTGGTAATGGTTATTTCTTTACTAATGGAACATCGGTTTACCAACTAGATAGTACTGGTCTAGGATTAGGAAATGCTTCTTTACGTACTGTAGGGGTCTGTGCTACAAACATCCCTGATACCTCTCTTGGTGATATTCGTTATGTAAAGGTATCTGCTACAGATACTATTACTGCTGCTAAAACATTTAATGCTGAAGTTGGGTTTGCTGCTACAGTTTCCTACGGTGATGCGGCAATGGTTAAAGTTTCTAGTGCTGTAAAGTCTTTCATTACAACTCTTACTGATGCAGCATCAATTACCTCAGATGCTAATGATGGTAATATTTTCCTTGTGACGCTTGGTGGTAATAGAACATTGGCTGCTCCTAGCAATATGGGCGCTGGTCAAACGGGACACTATTATTTAATTCAAGATGCTACTGGTGGAAGAACTGTTGGTTTTAATTCTGTGTTTAAGTTTGCAGGTGGAACAGTTCCTACTGCAACATCTGCTTCAGGATCAACTGATATCCTTTTCTATACGGCTAGAAGTGCTACCACAATTGATGCGGTAATGCTTAACAATATGACTAGATAATGACAAGTAAACTTGCAAAATTTGAATTTCAGCAGGGTTTCCATAGGGAGACCACGCAGTTTGCTGAAGGTGACAAATGGTTCGATGGTAATCGAGTGCGTTTCCGTGCTCAGAAACCTGAGAATATGCGGGGATATACGACTAGAGTAGCCACATCTTTTGATGGTTCTGCTAGAGATTTAGTTACATGGCGCGGCACAGATAGAATTGCTCGTGCTATTTTTGGTACACCTGATAAACTATATGAAATGAATGGAGATCAGATATATGATATTACTCCTATTACTTCTACTGTAACTTTAGCAGGTGTTTTTGGAACAAGTGCTGGATCAACAAGAGTGTGTGTGTCTGATACTGGACATGGAAGAGCAACAGGTGATTATGTTTATTTTACTTCTGCTTCTGTTTTTGGTGGCAATGTTAGTCTGACAGGAAATGTCTATCCAATTATCTCTATTGCCAGTGCTAATGTTTTTACAATTGATGTAACATCAGCAGCAGGTGCTACTTCAGCAGCTACTGGAGACGCTACCTTTAACTACTATATGCCTACTGGTGCATCAGTAGCTACAAAAGGATTAGGTTACTCTGCTGCTATATTCAATGCTACTGAACCTACTTCGGTAGGGATAAGTAAAATATCAACTACAGAAAGTAATGTGCTAGTTACCATATCTTGTGCTGCTGCTCATAATGGTACTGCTGGAGACTTTGTAGTATTTAGGCCAGCTAATACAAGCGTGGTCCCTGCTACGGTAGGTGGTAATTTAATTCTATCTAAGCCGTTTATTATTAATGGTGCAGGAACAACAGTTAGTATAGGTGGTCCAGAGTTTACTATTGTATCTGTTGCTAGTACTCAGCTTATTATAAGCTCTCAAACAGCAGCTAGTGCAGCAAGTGCTATAACAGCCGATCTTAATATGACTGCATTGATCTATCAGCAGTCTGTTGGCAGAGGATGGGATAGTCCTTCTTCTGTAGATGCTAGTGATATTAATCTAACACTTGCTAACTGGAGTCTTGATAACTGGGGAGAAGACATTGTTGCAAATAGAAAGGGTACTAATATTTTCTATTTTGATAGTGATGCTAGTACAACACCTTTACACGCAACAACTGTTACAACTTCTCCTATAAGTGTAAACTCTATTATCGTGTCTCCTAATGATAGGCACTTAGTTGCATTGGGTTGTAACTCTTACTCAGCCACTGCTACAATTAGTGGACCATTTGATCCTATGTTAGTTCGTTGGTCTGACCAAGATAACAGAACAAACTGGGTTCCTTCATTAAGCACCACATCAGGTGAAGTTGTCTTAACTGATGGTACAGAAATTGTAGGTGCAGTGCGATCCAAGAATGCTATTAATGTTTGGACTGATAATTCATTATGGACAATGAGCTATGCTGGTCCTCCGTTTACTTTTAACTTTGAACAGGTAGGTTCTAACTGTGGATTAGTAGGACAACACGGTGCTATTGATTATAATGGTGTAACATATTGGATGGGTAGTGATAACTTCTATTCCTTTGCTGGTCAAGTAGAAACACTGAACTGTACAGTTAGAAGATATATTTTTGAGAACATAAACCAAAGTTATACTGATAAAGTATTTGCTGGTACTAACTCTGAGTTCCAAGAAATTATCTGGCTTTATCCTTCTACTGGTAGTACTGAGTGTGATAGTTATGTTATCTATTCTCCTGAAGAAGGGTACTGGGTCTATGGGGATATGATCTTTACTACCTTTGCTGATAGAGAAGTATTTGGTAATACAATTACAACTGGTGCTACAGTTGGCGGTAACTTAGTATATGACAATGAGCCGCCTAGTGTCTTCACTGCTAATGGTGAAACACTTACTTCATTTGTAGAGTCAGGTGATTTTGATATTGATGATGGCAATGCTCTTATGTATATGAGCAGACTTATTCCTGATTTTGATTTAAGCGGCGGTAAGATTAAACTAAAACTTATTACTAAACAGTATCCAGAGAGTACTGAAAAAACCACAAAAGAATTCGATGTGACAGAAACAACTGAAAAAGTTGATTTAAGGTCAAGAGGAAGGCAAGGGGTAGTAAGGGTATCTTGTAATTCAAATAATACTAGTTGGAGATGGGGATCAATCCGACTAGCAATCCAAGGTGATGGTGAAAGATAATGGCAAGATACCCTACTTTATTTAAAAGAAGATATTTTAAAGACCCTATTGAAATGTATAATGGTATTCAAAGATGGGGATCAGTTTTAGTACAAGAATTAAACTCAAGAGATTTACAAGTTAATAGTAAACCATCTACAAATATTTATACTGTTGTCACAGTAACAGAAATAGGAAGACCACGGAAAGGTGACATAGCATATTCAGCAAGCTCTGGTAAGTTTAAAGGGTATGTTAGTTTAGGAGCAGAGACATCATGGCAAAATCTGAATTAGGCGCACATTTTAATTTAGTAAACGGTAGTACGTATTTTGGTAATCTTAATACGGGGCAGTTTATTGATCCTACTCGACATAACTTAAATGAAAAGAACCAGACATTTGGGAATATAAAGAAAGTACAGTATAATAGTAATGATTACTTAGGTTCTCCTGAATCAGATTATGGACAGAATACATGAACATGTCAGCAAAAGCTACGAGGAATCCTCTCTTAGGGGGGGCTCTCCAGCAGCCGCAACAACCAAATTACGCCGGTCCCCTTATAGATCAGAGCGGCAATAAAGCGTATCCGGCGTTTCTATCCCAAGCCGCCGCCGAAGCCGCCATGCAACCGCCAGAACCGGGTATGGTGTGGAATAGTCGGAATGGTGCTTGGCAATACACCTCCGCCGGTCCCCTTAGAGGCACTCCCGTCGGGGGAAAACCCTTCAATCCTCTCTTAGGGGGGTCTCTCCAGCCGCAGCCTCCCGATAATCGTGTCGGTTGGGGCATCAAACCTGAGGGCGCGTCTGATGCAGATTGGCAAGGTTATTTAAGTGCTAAAACTGCGGCAGAAGAACGTCGGCGGGAAGAGGGTCCGATGGGCAACCACATGATTAGACCGGGAGAAGGCGGGTATGACACTTGGAAAAACAATGAAGTATCTCTAGCGGCTAATAAGGAAAAATATGGCCCCGGATACACCGGTTTGGCAACGGATATCGATGGGGTTATGACGAATGTTGATAAGGAGGGTAACGTCTTACCCCCCTTGGTTCCTCCGATGGCTCCCCTAAGACCGGCCTCGCTACCTCTTAATGAGATGCCTCTCCCTCCTCCACAAATTGTACCCGAAGGCTATCATATAAGTCGTATGCGGGGGTGGGAAGGCCAGCTAGTAAAGAATGGTTTTAACCCGATGGGGAACCCTTTAGGGGCGGAAAAATCTCTTGATGGGAAGACGTTGCCTTCCTCTGCTCTTACTCCTCCTCCTCCTCCTCCCATGATGGCTCCTCCAGTAGCCCCTGCTGTTGCTCCTCCCATGATGGCTCCTCCTTATATGGCTCCTACGGCTTTCAATACTAAACAATCAAGACCCTTAGGATCAGAACAGCAAACAGCAGGTCCGCAGCAGGATGATGGTCAACAATATAAAGAATTAGGTAAGTCAGCTTTAGATGAAGCATATTTTTCAACTATAAATACTACTGCTCCGGGCCAACAGAGTCCAAATATGGGAGCACAGTCACTAAATCTTGGTATGCAAGGGGCTAACATCTATAGTGGTAATAGCATGTTTAATGCAGGTGGTGGTATGAACAACTTTGGTAGAGCAGAAGGTGGTCGTTTGAGCAGTGAGCAAGCTATGGAATATAGAGACATGGCTAATAAAAATCCTCTAGACGCTATGAGAGTAGCTCAAGGGGTGCCTAACCCTATGCAGAATATGCCTAATCCTATGGCTTCTCAGCAAGCTCCTCAAGCACCTTCTGGATTAGCTGCTATGCCTATGAATACACAGGCTCCTATCCCTGTCTTTCAGCCTACGGGTGGCAGAGGGGAAGAAGACATGGATGTTAGGCAGAATGTAAATGAGATTCTTACTGCTACACTTCCTGATGGCGACTCACTAGCAGCCAAGGCACTTGAGGTTCTAACTAAAAATGCCGGTGTAGATATTACTGAAGCAGTAGAAACACAGTATAGTTTAGTCGATACTCAAGCAGCCCAACCTTTTATGGAAATGGCTATGATGGAAGATGCTGATCCAGTACAGTTCAATGCTCAGTATGGTGGTGGTATTATGGGACTAAAGGCTGGTGGAGAGTTCTCAGGTAGAGTTGAGGGAGATGGTGGTGGTATGGAAGATAATGTATACATGCCTATTATTGAACGGGCTATGGGACAGCAAGTAGGTACACTTGACAACCCTAAACAAGTAGGTACACTAGCAGTTAGCCCTTCTGAGTACGTGATTGATAGTCATACAATGGCAGCACTAGGAAATGGTAATGCAGACGAAGGTGCAGATGTCATGGATAATGTTGTAAAAGATATTCGTAAAGATGCTTATGGAAATACTAGACAGCCCAATGAAATTAATGGCTTGGCTTCCTTGACATCTTCAATAAATGAGAGGACATAACGATGGGTTTTTTATCTTCACTGTTTGGAGGAGGCGGTAGTAAACCTGCCACTACTACACAAGTTACAACAAGCAAGCTTCCTGATGAAATTGCTCCAAAAGTTCAAGAAATTGCAGATGAAGCAAAACGTCTTTATGACGAACGTGTAGCTGAAGGTTATGTTCCTTATGCAGGAGCTACTATTGCTCCATACACTCAACAGGAATTAGACTCTCAAGCTGCTATTGAAGGTCTTGTTGGTACGTCAGTACCTCTTCAGCAGGAAGCTCTTGGAATTACTCGTCAAGCTGGAGAACAATTTACTGGTGATGTAGCACAGCAGTATATGAATCCTTATCAGCAAGCTGTTATTGATATTGAGAAACGTAAAGCTCAGGAAGATTTTACAAATAGAATCCTACCGCAGTTTGAAAAACAAGGTGTAGCTGCTGGCGGTATGAGTGGTCTAGGTTCTCGTGCAGGTGTACAGGCAGCATTGCTTGGTGAGGCTCAGGG